CAGCAAAGAAGGCAGCACAGAAACCCAGCAAGGGCACTACAGTACTGGAATTCGATACGGACGCTATCAAGAAGCGCGAGAACGAAGTGGCTAAGGAAACAGACGCAGAGATCCTGGCACGACTGGGTGAGCGCTTTGAGATCCTGGACGAGATGACCAAGGCTGTGAAGAGCGGTGATGTCCGTGCTATGATCGTCAGCGGCCCTCCAGGTGTTGGCAAGAGCTTTGGAGTTGAGAAGGTTCTGCAAAAGGACGGCCTGTTTGACACATTGGCTGAGAAGAAACCCAAGTTTGAGATTGTCAAAGGTGCTATGAGTGCCTTGGGACTGTACGCTAAACTGTATGAGTTCTCTGACGCTAAGAACGTGGTTGTGTTCGATGACTGCGACAGTATCCTTATGGAAGACCTGAGCCTGAACATCCTCAAGGGTGCCTTGGACTCCAGTGAGCGTCGTTTCATTGCTTGGAACACTGACAGCCGCCTGCTACGCTCAGAAGGCATTCCAGACCGCTTTGAGTTCAAAGGTGCGGCCATTTTCATTACCAACATCAAGTTTGAGCACGTAAAGAGCAAACGACTCCGTGATCACTTGGATGCATTGGAAAGCCGTTGCCACTACATTGACCTGCAGATGGACACCAACAGAGAGAAGATTCTGCGTATCAAGCAGGTGGTTAACGATGCAGACATGCTGGCCCGCTTTGAGTTCAGTCAGATCCAAAAGGACGAGATTGTCAGCTTTGTGGAACAGAACCAGGACAAGTTGCGTGAGCTGAGCCTGCGTATGGTGCTCAAGTTAGCAGACCTGCGCAAGGGCTTTCCAAAGAACTGGCAAGCAATGGCCAAGACTACCTGTATGAAGCGAGCATGACCCGAGTAATCATATACGCACTAGTGGGCACAGTACTCAGTGCCGCTGGTATAGACTTCTACAGTGAATGGTTCTGGTGTATGCTGGCGCTGTTCATCTGTAGTGATTACCTCAGCCGTAGGGCGGGCTTTGAAATGGGTGTAGTACAGGGCATAACAGCCTACTCAACAGCCACTGAATCCCAACGAGCAGACCTAGATAAGATAGTAAAAGACAACAATGACTAACACTACACAACACACATGCCAGTACATTGGCGCACACGCTCACACACCTACATGTACACACGCCGCACTAGAGGGCCGTAGCTACTGTGCTGAGCACTATGCGCTAGTGTACAAGCAGGGTACTAAGCGGGCTACACGCCACAAAGAACTACGGGTCGTGGACAAGGTTCGCATCGTAGAGAGTCTCATGAACGAAGCCATTGCTGAGTTAGAAGCAGAGGGCTTTGACTGCTACGGTGATTCGGAGTTGGGCTTGCTGGCTGATGAGGACCAGGTAGTCCAGGCCTGAGGTGGTGGCCGGCCATGGTGGGGTGGTCAGGTAGTGCTTGCACATGTTAGCAAGCACTAACTTGCAAGCATGCCAAAAGTTCTCAAAAATTCTCTCAAAAAATCTCCAAACTTTTCACCCCCAGTGTTAGAGTAGATCACCAGGGGCCGAGATCTCTTCCCCCTTTTTTAACTGCGCGGCAAAAATTTGAGCCGCTAAAACTTTCGGTACCCACGCTGTTCGGATTTTGAAAATTTTTTGCGCTAATTTTTTCCTCTATATATAGAAATTCTTGACTTATAGCATAAGTACGTATATAATTATTTTAAACTCGCACACTCATGCTACACTGTATAACCACCCTCACTGACCCACTTTGCGCCATAGTCAAGGACGATCCCGTGCGTCCCGAAATACCCATTGAATTCAGAGTAAGTGAACGCAGTAATATATTTGTACTGTTAGATCTCTATGGTAAGCCCATGGCTGCTGTATGTGCTGTTTACAAAGATTCAGTTCCCAAAAACACACTGGAACTAACACATCCCAACATGATGACTCCACACATAGCAGTGTTCTATACCATATGGAGCTACAGTGCTGGTTCTGGGAGGCAGTTGATTCTACAGACTCGTGATCATCTACGAGTTGTGCAACCCACTCTAACACAGTTTGTCACTCTATCACCACCCACTGACATGGCTCGTGTGTTTCACCTACGCAATGGTGCTGGCGTGCTGTCAGTCAATGCGGACACTGTCAATTACATCTATAACTAACAAGTATAACTTATGACTAAAAATACCTTTTATCTAGACATGGACGGAGTCGTAGCTGATTGGGAATCAGCTGCTTCTAGCTTTTTAGGTCGACCAATGCGCAATCCCGATTCACTCACACACTATCGCAACACTGTGGAAGAATGGGAACTGATCAAGACTCAAACACGTTTTTACCGTGATCTACCACTTATGCCCAGGGTGGGCGAGCTTGTACATCTAGCACGTCAGTATAGAGACATCTTGGGTTGGAATTTGCTGTTTCTCACTGCTGTGCCCGCCAAAGATGATGTACACTGGGCATTCTATGACAAGGTGTTATGGGCACAACTACATTTTCCCGACGTACCCGTACACTTTGGACCGCATTCGTGGGACAAGCATAAACACTGCACAGTGGGGGATATATTAGTAGATGATCGTCCGGACAATTGTTCACAGTGGCTTGAAGCAGGCGGACTGTCGTTTAAGGTCAACGGTAATGATCTGGGCAGTGTACTGGATTTGATCTCGACAGATTTAAGGACTCGTGTGGCACGTAAGAATCTACGTGACGTGGTTCTGGATCTAGTGTGATTAAGTGGGTAGATAAAGGTGTATAAAAATCTCTTTTTTACCGCTTCGCGCTTCGCGCTGCTGGGTTGGGCTCTTGACCGATGAAGGTGGCCATATTAGTCAGCGGTGAACCTAGGTTCTGCAGGGAATTGACAGTGTTTCAATCTAGGCTTGTGGGCTTTGATTCTGCTGATTGGTTTGTGTCCGTTTGGTCACGCAGCCAAAGTCGCAGTGACTATTGGCGCAGTCAGGGCAGTGAGTTGGTGGCACCCGGGTGGCTCAATCCCACAGTGGAGTGGGCTCAGGAACGTATTCAGCTGAATCTACAGGGTGGGCATCGTTTGGCTCACTTAGAACTAGTGGATCAAAGTCAGCTAGCATTCCCTCACAGTGGTCGTGATGACGGTGTTACCAACGTGGCCAACGGGTGGAAAATGTTCTGGGGTAACTGGCGCACAGATCAAATGCGTCAAGCACACGAACACAGCACCGGACAACCCTATGACCTAGTACTGAAGATACGTCCCGATCTAATGCTACACAATACCTTGGATCTAGCTCGCTGTGCTGAAATCCTAGGGCATGATGATCGTGCAGTGATCATGCCCGATAATACTCGTGCGGGCTATGGACATGCAGTCAGTGATCTTATGGCTGTGGGACGGGGTGCTGCCATGAGTTGTTATGCTGACTGTTTACATTCGATTGAACAGTATATAGCACAGGGTAAAATATTTCATCCCGAGACCATACTGGGAGATTATTTGAAATCTCAGCAGATGGGAATACGCACTGCCGGATTCCGCATTGACATTAGACAGTTGGGTCAACGGATAAGTGAAACAGAATATATTAGCGATTTCGGAAGTTGGGCATGAGAGTAGCATTGTTATTACCCGGAGAACCTAGATTCTGTAGAGAATTCGATCTGCTTCTGGAAAATCTCCGGGGCTATACCACAGTGGACTGGTTTGTTTGGCTGTGGCAGGACAGTCAATGTGAAGAACATCGTGGAGTAGATGTTGTAGCGCCCAGTTGGCGTCACATGGAATATGAAACAGCACACAGTCGCTTGAACAGCTATCTGCCTGCAGGGCACCAGTTGATTAATCTAAGCATAGAGAATCGAAGCAGTTATCCTCCGCCTCGGGTACACCACAAAGCAGGGGAAACCAGCGTGGAACGAATGTGGGGCATGTATACCAGTGTGAGGGAATGTGATCTACAGCGCCGAGTACATGAACGGGCCACGGGACAGCCCTATGATTTGGTCATACGCACACGCCCGGATCTAGGCTTGGCTGCACCCTTGGATCTAGAACATTGTCTAGAATATCTAAAACAAAATCCCCGAACTGTTATCACTCCCAGAAATGAAGTACACGGCTATGGGCACAAGACCAACGACATGATGGCACTGGGGCAGAGCAGTGCAATGTCCACTTACTGTGATCTAGCTCAGTACATAGTTGAGTATCATCATAAACTAGGTTTGATCTATCATCCAGAAACCATGTTGGCATTTCACATAGCAGCACAGGGACTGACTAACCATAATAAAGACAGCTATGAAGTAGTGTTGCGTAAGTTTGGCGCTGTTGAACGAGATGCTTACCGTAGCGATTACGGGCGCTGGGCTTGAATCTTTAGAATCCAGTCACTGCATATAGCATGACATTTCCAGTCTAGATTACTCAGTGTGAGATCCGCAGTTTCGGGCATGACCTGTACACTTCTCCCAGTTACAGGATATCCTGGATAGGCCCAAATGTAGTTTTTACTGGTCAGTGTGTAATGATCTTCTTGATGCCAGAAATAATTCAAATCTTTGCCCAACAACCAGTCAAGTGCGTCTATGTGTTTGGCGTGTATCCACAGACCCGGTTGATCTAAAAATTCTCTAGTAATGTTGTACTGTGGACCATCGTGTCCTAGATAAAGTCTGCCGTCAAATACCCATAGGTCAATTTCACAATCGTAGCCCAGAGCTAGACTATTTTTAATCTGCTGTGGTTGATTTTCTAATGAACGGTTAGGACCATTGATCAGTCCACGATGTGCTATCAGTTTCATTTCTTTCTAAAATATAAGTTGAGTTCATTTGACCACTGGTCGTTTAATTGTTCGTGAAACACAGCAAATCCATGTTCAGAAAGGAAATCTTTCATCTCGGCCACTGTGTGGTTTTCTTTGTAGAGTTTCCCTGCTTCATCCCGAGCACATTCCACAACACCTTCTTGAATTAGGCGTACATAGTCGCCCATGCCTTTGAGCACACGTAGGTCACTGCCCTGTGTATCACAATGAAAGTAATCGATCTTTTCCAAGTTCAGGCCCTGTGATTTATACCACGTATCAAATCTAGAAACTTTGACTGTAACAGTTCTTGTGGTAACTAGGTCTCGCCGCCCGGGCCAGGTCTGACTTACTTCGTCAACAAATGGATATAGACTGCTAGCGCCCCAGTCACCTACTGGATCACGATCGGCAACATAAAATGTTGACTCACCGTCATAGTCACTAATTGCCAAAGGAAATACATGATAACGATCTTCGTAGCTAACGCCAGCTGGTTCAGCACGATGATAAAATTGCCATGTGTACCCATTTTTTCTTGCAGTGTCTATTCTACTAAACAATTCGGGAATAGGTTCAAATGCCCAGGTCTCTACTGAGGTGTCGTTACGTGTTCTGTCTAAACTGTCTTGACCCTGATTTGCACCGATGTCAAATAGAATATATTTGCTCATACTTTAATCTTCTTTATGATTTGCTAAGAAATGATTTAGATCTTCCGGAGTGCCTATACCCCACATCTTTTGAATTTTCTTAACTTTAATTTTCTTACCTGCTTCAATTGCTTGATTAAACACGGGGCAAACATAAAATTCATTGTTAACACGAATGTTCTTTTCAATCATTTCTTCGGCATATTTAACGTAGTCACTGCCGTGCTTCCAGTAGTAAACTCCAACAGTGGCATCGTTGCTGATAACTTTCTTTTCAGCAACTTCACTGACAAAGCCGTCATCTCCTACACGGGCATAACTCCACTTTGGATGGCTCGCTTCAAAGGTAATGATACCCCCGTCAATTTCATCTGCGTTGAATGCGTACATACATTCGTTACTGTTCCATTTGATGAATTGATCACTGTTGGCCATAACTAACGGAGCATCGTTGTTGATATAATCTTTAGCCAGCAATGTACTGCAAGCTGCCCCTTCAGTTACTCCTTCGACCTGCACAATATCACATCCTGGTGCAATTAGATTGAGCAAATACTTTAGATTGTATTTTTCGTAATGTTCTTTTTGTACAATGAAAATAAAGTGTGCGTCGATGTTTAGATTTTCCACAACTACTTGAATCATCGGTTTGCCGTTGACTTCAATTAAAGGTTTAGGGAATGTGTATCCTTGTTGTGCAAATCTACTACCTGCACCTGCCATGGGTACCAGCACATTAAGTTTACTGTCTTTCCAAGGAATATTATTTTTAATTGTTTGTGAGTTCATATGTGATAATTTATTATTAATTTTTGACCAGGTCACATCGTGTGAGTCTTCTACAGCCAGTAAGTTTCCACCACTGTCCAATGCACCTTGTCTACCAATGTGACTGTCTTCAATGATTAGTGTATTGCGAGGTAGGGCATTGCAGACTGTCATACACTGCCAGTACATCTCTGGATACGGTTTAGGTAAAGTAACATCTTGATTGCTAACGTAGTAATCAACATATTCCATGACTCCTATTTTAAGCAGACTTAGTTTAACAGTTTCTCGTATGCTGTTACTGGCTACTGCAATCAAGTAACCTTGCTTTTTTAGTCTAGTGAATATGTCAATTAGTTTATAATCAAAATCAAATTTGCGAATTAGATCAAATGTAGCTTCTTGTTTTTTACGCCATATTAGATCATGAAATTCTGCAGGCAATCCTTTTGTTTCAGATAGTAATTTTAATTTTTTAGTAGTATTGAGTCCGTCATATACACTAAGGTGTTCGTCTCTGTTGATCACATATTTTTTATCAACAGATTCTAATGCGGCATTTAGGCTATGATAGTGTAGTTCTCTACTTTCTATCAGTACACCATCTAAGTCAAAGATTACAAGTTTATTCATGATAGTATTGTTGGATCTTGCGTAACGGGCAAGTGATAATGTTTGTCAGTAAACTTAGAACGACCTCTTGTGGTTAAGACGTGATCGAAGTTTTCTAATCTGTATTTTATATTGTTCTTATTAAGGTAGTGGCCCAGTATATGTTCTCCGGACCAGTTTCCGTGTCCGTTGTGTTCCCATTGTGGATCTGATTCTACTACCAGCTGATTATATTGTCTACCTATGTCAGCGTACAATCGCATACTATTATAAGTACCTAAGGCAAATTGATCATTGACAGGCCATTGACTCCACCCACATCCATTTTTAGGAATCACAATGTCATCTTGAACATCAAGTGATCTTAGATCGATAATTCTATTTAGCATGCCGTCTGGTCTAAATCTAATTACAAGATCGTAGTCCTGGTCAATTAAATCAAAGGCCATGTACAAGGATTGCCACATTCCTATTCTACGTTGATACCACCAACGAATGTTTTCAGGAGAGGCCGGCGGATGTGACAGCGAGTGTAGTGGAAGATTCCATGCTGGTTGTTCTGTAATCTTTAGTTTTGCTAAACGGTAATTTGGCAACAGCACTGATTCTATCCTAGCTCTGCCCTCTGCTTCAGTCGAAACCCAGTCACTGTTCCAAAAATTTAGATAGAGGTCCGCAGACTCAAAGCCAGTTAGTTGATGCATTAAAGCAATAAAGTCTCCGGTAAACCTGGGATGGCCGCCGCTGATTAAGGCTACACGCATTTTAGAAATATTGAATGTTTAATCTAAAAGGATAGTTAATTTCTAAACGCTCGAATGGTTCGTTCTTACGAACTTCTAGCATCATAGTCTTACCCAAAGCCAGTGCAACTGCACTAGGTCCACCCATGCTGGTAACAAAGTATTCACTACCTTGAATAACTCGAGCAAGTTCCATTAGATTTTCTGTTCTATAATGAGGTACCCATACTTTGAATATTTCTTCAAAGGCCGCATGTTCTTCTTCACTGCCTACAAATACGCCCTGGTCAGTTAATCCTCTTTGACAAACGTTTTGCCATGTTTTGCTGTCTTTTTCATTTCCGTCTTGGTAGTTCATGTTACGATGTACTACGATAGGACGTCCTGGAATCTTAATAGGATTACGACATTCCATCCATGGATCTATTTGAAGTTGTCTGAAATGATATTTGTGATCAATGCCATTGGCTAGTGCATGTTGATTACTAAAATTACGAGGTAAGAAACCTGTCTCTAAATGCAATGCTGCATCTTCAAGTTCGTAATCAATATCTTCACCGTTCCATACTTTAAAACTATTAATGTACGGTTGATGCAACATAAACTCTTCCATTTGATCAAAGTCTACTTGTCTCATCTTATCGTTGTGACGTCCTGCATCAGGCCACCCTAACTTTTCTTGAATCATTTTTTTAAGATTACCTAGACGAAGGTAAACATCACCACCGCCTAATATTTTAACTGCAACCATGCTACACAATGTGTCGCCCATGGTACCTGAATGTGAAAATGTTGTCATAATTTCTTTCTTATCTATACATATCTGTGGCACGTAATACTGCGCCTTCTAAAATCATATCTTTGTATTGTTCAACATTACTAGTAACACATTCGGGAAAGTAATCATCTAGTTGAACCCACTCATATCTTTCGCTGTCATTGGGACCATGATGTCCGTATTTGTTTTGTATAAACCATTTGATATTGTGACGCTTGATCATATCAGGTGTATCAGTTTCTGTGTGAGCAAAGTTTTGAATTTTGGTAATCGCATGTTGATCATCACCTAGGTAAGTGAAATGCCAGCCGCCATGATCCACAAATACTGTGTTTTCTGGCTTTGCGTTCCAAAAGAATGTCCATTCTCTTTCTTGTTGTGCGTTTGAATAACAACGACCTCTTGTTACCATGATGTTGGCATTTTTTGAAACGTTATAAACTTTCATGTAGTTTAGTTTATATTGAAATTGCGGAATGTTCAAGATGTATTTGTCATAATTATTCTCATCTTCTTTTATCAAAGTAACGATCTCAGCACGAGTAATTTCGTCACAGTCACTGACAATAACAATGTCTTCGGGTTCCATATCATATAGGCCTCGGTCAAGACAAACCCGCTGGAAACGTTCACGGACCCACGAGTCTTCAGTCTCGGGCATGTCTTCTACTTTTATATGACGAATCTTACTCATCCACTGACTAAATCTCTCTTTGTTATTTTCAAAGATATATTCTTTGGGTTTACCGCTGTGACTTAGATTTGATTCTGCTAAAACAAATACGTCAACTACGTCCCACAGTTCTTTCAATCGAATTTCTAAAACGTCTAATTCGTTAAAGAATGGAAAACAATCATATACTTTCATTAAAATCTCCAAATGTATTGATAACCTTCATGTACTAAAGGTTTGCCGATGCTCTGCATAAAATCATAAATGTATGCACCTTTGCCTTGACGTTGCCCATTGACAATAAAATTATCATCTACAGCAACAAGTGAACCAGGCCGCAGTCTAGACATAATTGCCGCAAGTTCTTTAATGTGATGTGCAGCACTGGGCCATGGGTCTTCTGGTTCGTAATCATAACTATCTAAGTATAACAGATCTACATAGTTCTCTGTTTCAGTTAAGTTCTGATTTGCTTGCCAGAGAAATTCAACGCTGTCACTGCAATGGATTTGTACTCGATCGCTTACTTGAGTAAGTGCATATTCTACGTGTTCTGGATTGATGTCAACGGAGTGTAATTCACCGCCGCTTTGATTAATGAATGCATCAAAAATTCTTGTGCTGAATCCTTCATCTTTAAAACTTACGTCTTCGCTTCCCCACTCTTTATGTGGAGGACGAGCGCATCCTGTTTCAATTATTAATGGTTCTTCACAAGTTTTTAAATGCTCTATCATTATTTGGAATGAGTCCTGGCGCTTGCCAGTTTTACGGATCATTTCTTCTAAGGTCATTTTTATCCTGTGTAAATGTTGTTGATATTTACAAACAAGAAAGGAACCCTCAGGCTCCTTTTGATTCTTTATAAAAGTTTACTTATTGATGCTTAAATTTTTATCAAATGTCTGATCTATATAAGATACTAGCTTTTCTAATGATTTACTGTTACGTAAGCTCTTATATACTAAATTTTCTATCCCGTATTCTCCGGTCTGTTTTAGACCTATTTTGCGGTATTTTCGTAATAATTTTAGAACTTTTTGAGCCATTTCGAAGTCGTTTTGATTCAAAACATACCTGATTAAATTATCCCAGTACTCGTACTGCTTTTCGATGCTTTTACGGTCTATTTTGCCACTATAGTTCTTTGGCTCGCGTATCCAGCTATTAGTTTTAAGACTCCACGCTGAACTTACAGTCGGACGAGTTTGATCTTCTGTTCCGGGCTCTACAGGAATACCTCTGATATTGATTTGAAATTTTTCTTTAAACAGTAATCGTTTAGTGTCCAACAATTCTTCCACTTCTTGATCACACTGTATTTTACCATAGTCTATAATTAGATGCAGATCAAGATCGCTTTGCTCGGTATAGTGATAAGTGACTTGACCTCCGGTTATTTGTACATCGATAACAGGAACATCGATATCTATAAATTCTCTAAATTTTTCTGCAATCTGTAACAGCTTAACTTTAACTTCGGGGCGCAGTTGTATACCATCCCATAGTTTGGGATTTAATCGATCATGTTCCTCGTAGCCCTTGGTAAATTCAATCATTCGCATAGAATATTATTTATTGATTAAATATTATTATGATTGAACAAAATTATAGAGGTTATCTTTTAGCAGCTCATCCTAGACGACAGGAACCGATTCTTCGTAAAGGAGTATTGCTAATATTAGATCATGATGCAACCGGGGCTATAGGACTCCAGATCAATAAACCATTTACAAATGATATCACGTTTCAAACTGTAATGCAGAATGTAGGCTTACATACAGATCAAGACCAGCCTTTATACAACGGCGGTCAAGAGTCAACTAATAGAATACATGTAATACATAGTCTAGACTGGTATACATCTAACACTACTAAAGTTACAAATCGAATTGGAGTAAGTCATGATGTTTCAGTTCTTGCCGCAATAAGCAAGGGAGAAGGTCCTGAACATTTCAGAGTAGTTGCAGGATTTACACGTTGGTTGCCCGGACACATTGAAGGGGAAGTTGCAGGAAAAGAACCTTGGCATTCATGGAGTTCATGGAGTTATGCTCCTGCTGAAGTCGAAACTGTATTTGGATCAGATGATATTGACCAGTGGCACAAAGTTATAGCTGAATCAGGTCGTTTACAAATTGCAAATTGGTTTTAATCTTTTTCAGGATTTAAATTAGCCAACATACTTCTAATGTCGGCAACACCCTTGGCGTGTTTATTTTTACTAACAGCTACACCTTTTGTAGGATCAATTGGAATAATTTCTCCAGTTTCGGGATCAGTAGTAGTTGACACTGTGCTGGTCCTTTTTAGGCCTGCATAGACACTACTTCCGCCACCCTGTTGCCGTTGCTGACTGAAACTGCCTTCTTGCTCATCTTCACCTAGGTCGCTAATACGCAATGTATCTACATTAAACTCTAGATCAACTTTTTGCCCAACACCACTAGAACTACGTGTCTTCATAAACTGTATTTGATACCGCCCACGTTCTTTCATAGCACGTGACGTAAAGATACCGATAACATTATCCGCCGTCATAATCTTACTCAATCCGCCCGAGATGTGGCTGTGATCAAACTCAATTTCTTCAACAGCACTACGGTTTAACTGTGACGCTGTGACTGTGATACATTGTGTTTCCATAGCCAAGTTACGAATTTCTTCCGACACATACTTGTCCTTAACGAACAGGTCACTTGGGCTAACTTTAACACTCAACGGCATCATCAAGTCCAAATAGTCAATTAGAATAACGTCGGGCTTGCAACCTTTCTTGACCTGATACTCTTTCAAGTAGGCACGGATATCGTTACAGTTCTTGCCCGATGGCATATACTTAACCTGTAAGTTACCACTCTTCTTGCCCAACATCTTGACCTTGAGTTCAACGTCGTCGATGTTCTTAAAGATCTCTCGAGTTGTAATACCTGTCATCATACTATCGAGTCGCATACCTACGAGGCCTTCGGCTAATTCAAATGTAAGATATAAGACATTAAGTCCAGCTAGTGCCCAGTTCACTCCTAAGTTGGCTAAGAACAAACTCTTGCCGCCACCTGATCCAGCACAGAAGATATTCAGTTCACCTCGGTTAAATCCGCCGTATAATTTCTTATCAATGCTGGGCCATCCTGTGCTGATCTGCCCATTGCCATCTTTAAGTTTAGTCAGACGTGCTCTGGGATCTTCAAAGTAATCTGTACCCATATCTTTGTTTAGAGATATCTGTATAGCATCCTTAATTAGTTTTTCAACTGGACCGTAGTCTCCGGACTCTAACAAATCACTAGACTCGATAATTGCCCTTTCTAGTCCTTTGTGTCTGCTAAAGTTTTCAAACTCATTCATTAACCATTCATAGTTTTCTCTGGGCAATGCAACTGGGTTATACTGACTTCTTGTAGATGCGTTGACGATATTGGCCTCGGGCATTACCTTGTATTCATCTACATATTTTGTAATGAACTCTGCACTTTCTTGCAGTCGCTGATCAAAGTTTTTGGGATCAAAAATATTTTGACAACGTACAAACGTCTCAGCATCGCTTAGAAACATTTCCAAGTACAGCTTTTGCACTTCAAAGTCATAATTGGGTTTTTGTGGTTTTTCTTTTTTATTCATCTCTTAACGCTTCTAGTTTCTTCTTCATTAGATTTATTTTTATCTCGCCCGCAACCTTGTAGTGCAAGATTGTGGCTAACACATACAGTCGTCCATATTTCTTTACAGCATCTGCTACATCTTTGACGTCATCGCCCCACGGAGGCAAACTAGCACTCCAGCCATTGGTTATTGCTGATTTGAGCATCTTGGCACCGGGGCGATCTCTGTCTGGTACTACTATAATTTCTTTTCCTAATCCAGTCAATCTTGCAATCTGGGCATCGTTAGGCTCGTTCGTCATAATGGCTACGCCATCTATAGCTATAGCATCAAATTGTCCTTCTACGACTATGACGCATTGACGATTCCACCCTTGACGATCCAAATTAAAAACATATCCACTTTGACTATCTGTCAAGTACTTAGGGTTGCCGGGATTGATTTTTCTGCCAGTGTATCCTATTACCTTTCCATCTTGATAAAACGGTATTAGTACTCTATCTACATAGCCCGATGCAGGACTCCACATCCAATTGTACCAATCGAGCTCCATACCCCTACTTAAAATGTATTCTACTATCTTGCCAATGTCTTCTGCTACATCGGGCAAGTACCCGGTATTAATCCATTCCATTACAGACATTGTGCCATCGGGCAAGGGTTTTTCTAATAATACTAAATTTAGTGCTTTCTTAAGAACGGGCTGGTCATCTTTGATCTTGAGTGCCGCAAGATTAAGTTTACCTATGTCTATCTCATTCATGCCTATCCATTGAAATAGGCTTTTGGTATTCTTGCTTAGAATTTTACCAGGAGTCCATCCTGCGGCAAATCCACAATTGAAACAATGATATACAAACCCGTCATTCTCTACTCTAATACCGCCACGCAGTTTTTCATCTTGACGTTCTCCTCTGTGATGACAGCAGGGAGCATTAAAACTGGTCCATCCACCGGATGTAAGTTTCCTCTTAGAAGGCAGTAATGTCAGTAATGCAGATTGTATATCGTTCACATATACAGTTTAGCTTCTGTAAAGTGCTTTGTCAAACGATCCGAAGAAACTAGGATTATCATTATTAGATTCTGCAGGTGCAGTTCCAGGAACATGTAGAATTCTAATATAGGTATAGACACCATTAAAGTTAATCGAATCTATTCCGGTAAATCCAGTATAAGTCTTGGTAACGATGTTAGAATAATTTCCACTTGATCCCGGAGTGTTGTCCAGGGTTCCTTGAATGTATACGGTCCCCTTATATCCGGTCATGTACATGGCTAATGTGTGCAATGCGCTATTACCATTGTATTCTGGGTTAGCATAGATGTTTCCACTCTTATGCTCATACTTCTGTATATCGTCGTTGTATGTAATATTAAACGTGTTTATAGTGGTGCTGTCTTTGAGAACAGGAAATACTTCAGAACTTAGATGCAGGGTTCCTGCCATTCCGTAGTAAGTATTAGAATAAGTTGGGAGATAGGCTCCATCAGATTCTCTAAGTTTAATTGTATATTGATAACTGGTTCTATCTAAATCTAATGTATCACTCTCATTAAGAGTTAGTATAGCTAATCCCTTGGTTGAAGTAGTTGCTACATCTAGTACTTCGATTTGTTTTTCAACTATTAATCTCTGATTGATAGCATCAAACATACTGAATACAAATGTTTGCGTGTTGTAGATTCTAACATTTTTTTGGTCGCTATTTTTAAACTGAATTCTAACTTGATTTTTGATACCTTTTTGTATCTTTAGGTCTCGCTGGTACATAACCTGGTTTACTCCTCTTACAGTAGCGTCCAAATCTAATGTTACATCGAGTTTGTAATTATATAAATAGACTGGTAAATTTTGCATAAAGTATTTATTTTAAACTAATGAGAGACCAGTTCCAAGAAAACTTTCCGTTCATAACCTGCTTAAAATCCAATGATAAGGAATATGTAGGTATTGTTATTAACTTTGATGATTATGTTGCTAGCATCTACGATCTATCTATGATCGTAGGAGTCGAGGAACGACAGATTTTCCTAGAAATGGGTGAAGTCTGGTGGTGGGAAAGTAACAGAAAAATACCCATAAACATTTTTCTTAAAAAAGAAATGCATGTATTCCGACCCTTTATAAAAACTTTTAATGTAAAAGACATAGAGTTAGTATTTGGTCCTAGTGTTAATCTAAGCGAAATTGCTGAAAAGAGAGTAAAACGTAAATCTATTCAGCTAATAAGGAATGCGAGGAAGTAAGACCTTCGCAAATTAAGTTCATTTGAACTACAATAGCTGCCGCATATGCTATAGCGTGAGCTTTTTTAAAATAATACTCATTACCCGCAGGCTTTTGCCAAATTTCTGCGTTTACAGTATTCCAGTCTTGTCCAATTAGATAGCGTTTTGCCGGTCTAATCATAGCTAATACCGCAGCCAATTGACTTATGCTATTTGGCAACATCTGTCTTAGAATTGATCCGTGACCGTTCACATGGAACAACATATTAGTGAAATCGTCCTGTTGTAAAAGATCCCATAGTGGTTCTTGATTTAATAATTTTAAGAGATGTTCTTCATCTCGTACATCTTTGTAAATTCCAACATTTAATAGGTCAATCTTAAAATACCCGCGGTTTTCAGCTTCTTTATAGTCAAAGCTAGCAGTATCAGTTATGGAATTGTACGGGATAGAATGACAATATACGCCAGTATTGTGCTTTTTAAAAGTTCCATTATCTTTAATAGCCGCTGGTACATGCTCGATAATTTTGAGAATTTTTGTTCTATCAGCAAAGTCGATATCAATATCCGGCATTTCTAATCTCGTCGTATGATGGTGCGTAATTTCCTAAATGTTGTACAGTTAATCCTGCGGCAACGTTAGCAAACATTATAGCTTTCTTTATATCATTTGTATATAGGTATTGAGTGGTTAGTGCCGCCAAAAAAGTATCACCACATCCACAAACATCACTTACTTCTACTTGTTTACTTGGATGCACTTCGTCCCATAGTCTAGCACCTTTGCTACCTAATGTAACAATTAACCCAGCACACTCGCTTGTTAATCTGCTATACTCTAGTTCATTAATCTTAACCCATGCACCTTGAAAACGTTCTAAGTCAGTCTTTTTAGTGTCTATGAACACTGGTATGCTCAAAGCAACGAGTTCTTCGATTAATTCGTAGCTAACTGTACCTTTGTTGTAGTCACTGATCACAACTGCGTCGTAAATCGCAGGAATAGCCGAAGCAAATTCAATAGGATTAGATTTAACATCATTGTCAATTCTTACAATGTGTTGTTTACTTTTGGAATCGATTAATCTGGTCTTAACACTTGTTTCTCCGCATAGGTATGTAACTTCACAGCCCAGTGCTTCAAGATTGAGTTTGACATTACGAGCCATGCCTGCTCTTTCTTCCTTAGAGCTATATTTGAATACAGGAACAGGTGCCTCGGGACTTATTCTGTCAACAGTTCCAAACTGATAAACATCTAAGCAATCATCCCCGATTAATAATATTCTGAATGGTGTTGGTAGTTGAGTATTCGCCGACTCTGTCATAATAGATCACTTCTTTACAATATTCTTCTGCTGTGCTAGGTCTATCTTTTTTCCAGTCGCTGCCTTTTACATACACGTCTGGTTTCCAGCTTTTCATTATTTCTATAAGTTGTTCTTTGCTGTCAAAAAACAATACACTGTCAACTGCTTTTAAATTTTCTAAATGAAATTTACGATCTTCTTGGTTGTTAATAGGACGATCATCACCTTTTAACTCTTGCACTCTACGATCAGTATCAATCACAACCAGTACCGCATCTCCTTTGCTTTTAGCAAAGTTGAGCATTTCAATATGACCTCGATGCAGAATATCAAATGTTCCGTTAACCATTACTCGGGTCATAATACTTTCTTAGGTTAGTTACATCAGCACATGTGTATGTTTGATAATGTGCTTTAACATTATCAGGCATAGGAATATATTCAACTCTACATTTCATTCCTTCTGCAATTGTTCGAGCAACGTTATCAAACGATGTAGCGCGACCTGTACCGGCATTCCAAATACCAGATTCAGTTACGTTAAAAAACTTTTTATGAATACTAACTACTTCATGTACAGAAATAAAATCACGTTTGTAATTCTCAGAATTTTCAAATAGCTTGATAACTCCGGTAGCTTCTGCCTGCTTGGTAAACTTATGATGAGGGCTAGACTGATCACCTTTATGATCTTCATGAGGTCCATACACGTTGAAATACCTAAATCCCTGGACTGTTATGTTAGACCATTTTTCTCTAAATCCACTTACATATCTTTCAAAAAGATATTTGCTCCATGCATATGGACTTAGCAAATGAACAGGTGCATTTTCGTTAAATTCTTTTCCTAGTCCATATACGCTTGCAGAACTTGCATATTGCAAATTTACATTGTTTGCCTGACATTGATTGATAACAAGTCTACTAAAATCATAATTCTGATCTAGCATCTTGTCTACATCCATTTCAGTAGTAGACGAATTTGCTCCTAAATGTATGCACCAGTCTAAGCCTCTAAAATCTGGAAGTTCTTCTCCCCATTCAAAAAGAGACAGTTCGTGTTCGTCATTTAGTGCATTGACCATATTTTGACCAATAAAACCTTTATACCCTGTAATCAAAATTTTCATTTCTGACTGTCTCCTTTAGCAACTCGATAATTGTCTTCGACACTGTCCGGTGTGCTAACTTCGATAATGGTCCCTTCTTCGAGACAAATCAGTTGATGTGGTACCAGTGGATTATTATGCCACACAGAGCCTGGTTTTAATACTTCTAAATATTCATCCGCTGTCTTCGTATCAATAAATCTAACTTGAAATTCACCGCTTAACACATACCAGGTTTCTTCCTTTACAGAATGGAAATGCATACTAAATCTAGCACCGGTATTAAACTTTAGTAATTTTCCGCAATACTTGTCGTTTGTTGCCCAAATTAATTCGTGACCCCAACCTTTTTCTACAAAACCTTCTAATCTCATAATTCTCCACTTTCAGCCAGTTTTAACATTAGGCTATATTGTTCGTATGCTTTTTTTACTGCTGGATATTTGTCCCGCAGTGCTCTCTCTCGTTCTTTCTGCTCCATTAGTGTTTCAAACATTCTGTAATGCCCTTGCTTCTTCATGTTGTTAAACACCTCGGATTCGAAGTCTGCAATTCTTTCTAATTCACTTTCAGCAATTTCCACAGTATACAACGGTTCGCTATCATATATAACATCTTCATAAACTCGATTAAAATCCATAGGATCTCTAAAGTAATTTAAATTGACTTTGCTGTACCGATGTGCCCGCTTGTTTGTATCAAGTACACGAATACTGTGATGTTGGCAAAATTGTTTTATATTTTCTGTAGTCATTATTCTATCAGCATTAACATAGCCATTGTGGCTTTCTTGTCGTCCTCTAAGCAAAGTAAAATTTCAGCGCCGCCACGAAGCGGCATAATGCGCCAACCTTCTCCACCTATTCTATCGTGAATATAATAGAGACGAGGCCCAACGTGCTTCATGCACCAAGCCTCTGCTTTACCTACGCTAGGAACTTTAAACTCAATCATGTTCTATAGTATATATCACTTTATGTGCCCCACCTCAACAAAAACATAGTTAAGTCTTTAGAATCTTTAAATGCAAAAGTAGTGTTGCCAAACATGCTGTGCATAACCCAAATCTTACCATTCATGCCTTCCCAAGTTTTAGGAGTTTGGTAGGACCACCCACCGGTTCCTATATGTTCGTGGCACCATTGTTCCATGTCTGGATGTTGCCAATAACGTTCTTTACCAAATGTAATCCAGCTAGCAGTATCACTCATGACCACCTCAGAATGAATAAGGTCAAATCCTTTTCATCTTTAAAATAAAATTTGTCTTTCTTTTCAAACCAACGACTGCCACTATTTCCAAATCGTTCTCTGCACCAAGTCTGTGCCTGTTCATTTAGATCCAAGGGAGTGCTTTCTGTTCGAGCCATTTCAATCCAGGTATATTTCATACCCCATCCGCCAGCTTCTCCCGTTTTCATAGGTCGCAGTTCGTGTTCTGAACCGATGTTCAAGCCGCCGACAATAGAACTAATACTGGTCATGACCACCTCAACATAAACATAGTAAGATCTCGATCTTGTTTAAAATAATATTCAATAGAAGTACTGTGATGAACTACATTCCATTTACCTTTGAATTTGCCCAAGGTCTTTCCTAACCATTCATCAACTTCTCTGGTACTGTGCAAAAGATTAACTTTGGTCTTATATGGCCATAATTCTTTTTTAAGTCGTCTCATGTTAGTGCTTTCACAATTTCATATTGACGCAGTGCTTCTTGGACATTGTTCCAAGCGATAGCCAATGCTGGATTAGACTTTGGTGCTTTTCTATATCTCACAGGAGGATCACTATCGACCCACTGCTCTGGATTATCTTTGGTCCAGTAATAGACATTAGCCCAATGACTATGACAGGTGCTGTCAGTACGCCATTCTCCCTTGCCGTTCATGCCTCCAGTATGATTCCAATAAAAGTAATCTACACCACAAGTATCGTCAGCTAGGGTTACGGTCCTGAAGCCCATATAATAGCCGCTTTTATCAGGCTGCTGATCTGCTGTATGGTGCCATATGGAAGTCTTCATAGTCTAAAAAAGATGTTGGAGTTTCTGATAGAAGGAGTGCGTCCCCGTACTTTAATTTTAACATCATTTCCTGTTTTTCGCAAGTGGTTGTTATCTTGATGTAGGGATTTTCGTTTTGATATCGCCAGCGTGTTCCATTTGAAGTTTCAAAATCTTGCCATTCGGGCATAACGACTTCCACTTCGCAACCCAACCCAAATAGGAATGTTGCATCAATTTCTGTAGCATCGGGCTTACTCAGTGTCCAAAGTGTTTTAGTAATCATACTCCGTTGCCGCTCCCAAACTTTAATGCAAACATAGTTGAATATTTCTCACCCTTGTTCATAAACTTAAATGTTACATATTCATCGGCTTGAAATACTGCCCATTCAAAATCTAGTCCCATAATCAATCCCTGATCCTTACACCATTCTGCTAACTGGATAGCGTGGTTACTAGCGTGGTGTAGTTTCATAAAATTAAGATGTCTGTATTGAACTATAGTGTCGAACGGTATTCGAATTTCAATCATCGTTCATAATTTCTTCTATATACGGACTTTCGTTAGGAAAATAATGCACATGATATTCTCGCTGATTAAATCTGTAGACTTCAGATATACTATGTTGATTGTTACTAAACTCGTCGGGCTCATCTTGCATCTGTATCATCAACCAAACATTTTCTTTTTCTTGACCTTCTAATGTTCGACGAGGAGGGCCCATGACCTTACGAAGAAATGTTTTTAATTCTTCTTGGGACATGTTGTTAATAAAGGCTGTCATTTTATCCCAGTCTCGTTGCACAGTTCTTGAATCATCAAGATATCTGCAGGACTATCTTTAAATTTCTTCATCCAGAATTTAACATCAAATACAGGTGTAATCATGCTCAACTGTTCGTCACTCATCTTACTAACCATGGTCTTACCCGATGTACAATTTAGGATAAGCCACGGACTAACGCGACCATTTAGCATGTCATGCACTGCTTTGTTCAAACTGACATAATCAAAGTATTGTGCAAAATTTGCACTATGCTCGTCTCCCCAATCCATCATTGTTTGCAATGTTCTCTGCACTGCTGCTTCGACTGGTTCTACTTTGAGCATGTCAAATAGGTACTGTTCATACAGTTCATCCCTGCACCAGTGGTCTAATTTGACACCACTTTTAATCACATAGTCAATGAACTTTTGAGGATAGATAGGATTGACGTTATTGACAAAACTGCCAAACTTTACAAAGGCATTATAGTAAGCACTGGTACAAAAATGTTCATAGGTCTTGCCTTTTTTATCATTTTGTGTAAGTTGATAAAAACGAACATAGGCCATATAACCTGCTTGAACACGCTTCTCATCTTTCTGCAGAGCACGCCTTTTTTGTTCACACATGTGCGCTACTAGAGTCTTTTCTTTCATAAAACTCTTACCGCAATGTACACAATTAAAAGGTTGATCTGCCAATGCTATCATTCGTAATCTTTTCGTTGCTTCTTGTCAAAACCCATTTTGTCAAACAGTTCGTCGATGTCTTTCTTAGTCATCATGCTAGCTAACGTCTTAATGTCATCTAGCTTCCATGCAGGATAAATTTCAGCTAACAGTTTTTCAATCTTATTTGCTTTGCCCTTTTTACCTGCGGCAAGATAAGGATGATACATGTTAGAACCAATACCAGTTGCTGCAAATAATTTCCACAACAAGGGTCTATGATTCTTACTTAATTCCCAATGATTTTTATTAACATACTCGTTAGTCCTTTCTAGGAACCATTCTTGCAATGATTGATCACCTTGCACATTAGCAGTATACCTCATTAAGATGTAAGGACTGAATGCTTTCTTTTCCTCGTCGGTGAGGTTTTCGTAAAAGTCATAGTTGCGACTGTCTACTGCATTTAGTTCACGCTTAATATCAAGTTTTGCGGTTGCCATATCTTTTTTCGTAATCTTCTGTAAGGTAGTATGTTATTTTAACACGGTCCAGGGCGGCTTGTAAAGCAGTATCGGACTTGGCAGCACGATGAATATCACCCCACAATTTACTTTCCATTATTTCGTCATGCAATGATGCCCTAGGTGATCCTGTTCCGATTCCTACATTGCCGGAACTGTCTATCCGCATTTTTTCAGTAGAACCTGCATTTCTAGCATAAACAGTTTTACCCTTATCCGGACTTTCAAAAATTAGTGACATCTTACCAACATCTTGTGTAATCTACAATCTCACTTTGTCTAGAAACTTCTTTAACAAAATAGGCGCATAAAGGTTTTTCGCCTGCATGTAATGGTGTGGTTAAAAGTTGCCCAGCCCTCATTTTAGGAAAATACCATTTAACATCTTGATAAACATCAATAATATCAATTTCATGAAATTCTGGCCTAAAGCTACTAAGTGGATTAAAACAATATGTTTTGAATCCTCTATCATTTAGACTTGTTAATGGCAATACTTCCATATCTGGTCCTTCTGGATCTCCGACAATTGTACACCAATCAAGTGGCATAGTAATTTCATCCTGACCTATTTTAAGAACTGCTGCAGGACCAGTAAAACTTTCAAGAAAAATTAGTGGGATAAAAAAGTAATCAGGATTTTGATTATCACTATTATCTAATACTGAAAATCGTAGATCATCGTCTACTTCTTCAGGTAATTCGTTGAGATAAAATGTTTTGTTTTCTAAGGTTAAGATTTGCATTATTTGTTATATTTCACTTTTTGAATTTCGAATGGATATTTCGCATCCTTATAGAACTTTTTTCGTTCAGTAAGGTGTCTCTTTGCATACTTCGTTGACGCTGTAATATCCCAGATTTGTACGAAGTCTTTGTCGTCTGCTTTTCTAATGCCTCGCCCAATTGATTGTATAACGCGAGTAAAGCTCTTTCCGGACTCCAACATAACCAGATTAAAAATCCTAGGGATATTAATACCAACAGCGGCCACACCGTAAGTCGCCACAATAATCTTGTTAGTAGCAGTTTTAACTTCGTCATATTCAGTCTTTCTATCTTTGGTTTTTACTCTACCAGATATAAAAGCAACATCCGGTTCTTCTTTCAAAACATTGAATAAGCCACTAAGATGAGTTTGTAGGAATTCTCCGCACTCGATTCTATCAACTAACACAAGGGTGTTGCCAGTGTTTGCAATCTCTTTAATTAGCGTAGATATGTAACTCATCCTATCATTATCGGTTACTAGGAATTTTAACTCCTCAGGATATCCGCTAAATTCTTTCCACTCTGCCGTTTGAATAATGTTTACGTGGCAATCACTTAGTACACCTTTTTCCTGTAATTCGTGAGCACGAACTTGATGTACTACTTCACCTAGACTTGCACGTAAACTTTGAAATTCGTGGTCTGCTTTAGGTACAGTACCAGTTAAGCCCCAGCGTATTGGTGCGTTGGCAAGATTTCGGGTTAGCAAGTTTTTCAACACTTCCGCCTTGGCCATGTGTACTTCATCAACCATAACTGTAGCAACTCCTTCGAGTAATTCTGCTAAAGTTAACACTTCTTCATCAGTGGTATCTTTGGATTTTTTGTCTAAAATATTCAAACTTTGCCAGGTGCAAATAGTATGCGTTTTGTTCAGATCTTTTCTGTCACCGTAGTAAACACCTACATCTAATTTACAGTTAATGAAGTCTTCCTCTGTTTGTTCCACAAGACTTTTGTTAGGAACAATGGTTATTGTACGACCATATTTTTCCACAATTTTCGATAAAGTTGCGGTGGTTATTGTCTTGCCAAAACCAGTTGCAATTTCTTGAATACACTGTGGATTTTTAAGAAACATATTGACTGCTTCAACTTGATCGTCACGCAGTCTAATAGGTTTGCCTGCAAATCGATGACCTTCGGGCCATGTCTGATCACCCCAAAAATCTTCAAAAATTTCAGGAAAATCTAGGGCAATGGGCTTGCGATTATCTTCAAGATCAATGTTGTAATTTTTACTCTCAAGATATGTTAACACCTGTGGTAGCATTGATAGATAGGTAGTTCCACCTAATCCGAAAAAACTAACACTGCCGTCCCAACGACCTAATTTATAGGCTGGACGATACCTAGCTGTGGGGTCTTCGTACTTGAATTTCTTGACCAGAGCCTTTCGTGCGTCGAGGTCTAAATTTTCTATCTTAACATTGACCTCGTCTTTTATTATTATTTTACAGTATGGCAAAGTTAAAATTCCTTTGTGGTTTTTTGTCCAGTATGTGAATCACATTATGGTGATTTTTCACAAATTCTCGTATTGTATAGTGTACACTATGTAGGCTGAAGTTTACAACACAATTGAATTTAATTTTTGATTCGATAACTGTCTTCGGTACCTTGCCGCTGATAAACACTGCACGAGTTTTTTCAGTGATGGGATTGTTTAGTTGCTCGTCTTTGATAAATTTATTGAATTTTTCACCAGTTTCTTTAGGTAGTCTAAACATCACACTCATTTCTTCAGGAGTGATATCAAGTGATTTTAAAAATTCATAACTTTTTGTAATTTTTTCCATCTCCAGGCCGCCCGGTATGATAAACATGCAAGGAGACAGATTTTTAACAATACGAGAAATGTCGTAAATTGTAGATTCTTCCAAATTTACGGTAAAATTCACCCCTGGATTTTCATTTAGGAAATCTATTACAGATTGTTCAATATTATTTTCAGCCAGGTACTCACTGACACTATCATCCCATGTATGTATACCGACTTTTCTTGCTAAAAATAGCGAGTCCAACAAATCTGTGGTTTCAGGTTGAGGCACACGATGGCTTACATTGATAAATTTTGGCATTTTTTCGGTATAACTGACCATAGGTACAAAATTTTCAAGATTTTCTTGAATAGCCAGTATTTGCTCAATGTAATTAACAAATTCTTCGTCAGCAGTGAACTCGTCCTTCTCAACAAACGAGATCAGGAATTGTATGCTACGTTCGTTCAGTGCAAAAATCCATGCTTTTTCATCTTTATCCCATTCCGCGTGTATCAAATTAGGACGCTCTTTTCTAATTCTCTCCAAGATGGTTTCATTATAAGGAAATTCCACTTTGATTGCCTTAGTGTATTCACTATGAGCAATCACAGAGATTCGTTTGTTAGAATTGATAGTTCTACGGGGTACTCTATATGTGGGATTTTCCAGAAAATTTGTGATATCTTGTCCAAGTATCTGCGTTAATTTTTCTTTTTGTCTTTGCAGTATTCGAACTGCAAGAATTGCCTGTTTTTCAGTGAATCCAAGACCTCTAGAAATTTGATCATGGAAGCTCCAAACCATTTTTGAATCATAGGGATTCATTTGGGTCTTCATTGCAAGGAGAATAATTAGGTCTTCAATACTCATACTAACATTATACAGGAAAACAAAAAAGGACGCAAGTCCTTTTTTAGTTAGAGGGAAATATCGTCCAATCCGGCAGCGCGGAGTTTGATAATATTGCTAAGTTGCCACTGTTTGATATCCAGTGCCTTGATAATGCCCAGCCATTGATTTCTCAGCATGGCAAATTCGTTGATAATTTTTTCCATATCAACAACATCTGCTTCACCATCGACGTATTTTTCAACATCTCGACTGCTTAGTGCTCTTTGATAATTCTCTAGATATTTCTTAAAGGCTTTGCTTCGAATACGGCGCAACTCAATGTTCAAATATTCTAATACTGCTTCAATTTCCTGCAATTGGTTAAACCTTTGTTCAACAATTCCAGGTAAAGAAGCCGAAGCTTTCTCTACTTTTCCGTAGATCTTAACTTCGGCCCTTGCACTATCTATTTCTTTATAAAAGTATTCTATGCAGTCAGGTAAGTGAGCAATGTCCTTACTAACTTTAGAATACCATCCCATAATTAATCCTCATCTTCGTAGAAATCATCGTCTTCAATAAAGCTGTCATCTTCTTCTTCATTAAATTCTTTCATTACTAATTCGATAGCATCGTCAAGATGTGGATCATACCCTAATAGTCCTTCTAATGTGTCAGCTTCGACATCTTTGTTAACTAAAAAATCAACAAATTGTGACGCTGCAAATTCACGGCCCTTTTCAGGAATGTGATCTCTAAATGTGTCCCAAATTTCAAAGATTAGTTGCTCTTCCATTATGCTTCCTCATTGTCTTCAAGTGCTATTGGATCTAAGGCTTTTTCTCCATTCTTGGAAATATCTTCCATCATAATGGTTAGCCCGTCTTTTTCGTTCTTTTCCCAAGCCTTACGGAATTGTTTGATTATTTCACCATCGACTGTTGTGTAAACAAGACTGTTGCCTTCTTTCTTCAACATATTTTTAGCTTCGAACAAATCAACCAATCCGCTGTAGGGACTCATGCCAGTTGTATACGGAATTTCTACTTGCACTGACTCGAACGGCTTTGCATAACGTGTTTTCATAATCTTACAAGCTGCACGAATACCGTTAACAGTTGTA